CAACTAATTTACAACCGATAGGTGGTCAAGCTAAAGCTGGTAATGCTCCTCAAATGTGGAGCTACACTGCACCTGACGCAGATGCGATTGCTGACATTAATACAGAAGGCTACTTCAATGGAGCCGCTGGCGTATTAAAAGTTGGCGATTTAATTCATGTTTGGGACAGTTCAGTACCAACATCAACTCTAGTAACTGTATTATCAAATACAGGAACAGTTGTTGACGTATCTGATGGAACAGCTCTATCAGTTGCGGATGCTGACTAATTACTAACCGAGGGGACTTCGGTCCCCTCAACTTTATGAGGGCATAATGGCAAGCGGTGATTCAAATGTTACAATCTGTAATCAAGCCTTGAATTTATTAGGTGCAGATGTTATATCTTCATTTTCTGATACAACTAATGATGCCGCAACAGTATGCAACAATATCTACGACACAATCAAGAAGCAAACATTATCATTGTACCCGTGGTCATTCGCATTAACCAAAGTACAATTAGCAAGGTCCTCAACTACTCCCATTAACGAGTGGTCATACCAATATGATTTACCTTCAACAGCGGTAAGTGGTACACCATTACAAGTATACAATTCAAGTGCTACTCGTGTGTTGCCAATACAAAATTACGAATTACTATATACAGCTAGTGGTCCAACCATAGCTACTAATGAATCAAGCATTTACATAGACTATATTACATCAGGAATATCAGAAGGGTTAATGCCTTCTTACTTTGTCCAACTACTTGTCTATATGATGGCATGGCATTTAGCAGAACCTGTTACCGATCAAACCACTAAAGCAGATTACTGGAGAACAGTATCATTAGGTGGTATGGCAGAGAATGGTAGAGGTGGCTACCTCCGTCAAGCTATGAACATTGATGGTAGAGGCAAACCAAATTATGCAATAGTAGACTTCCCATTAGCTGATGTAAGGTGATGCTATGAGCAGAGCTGTTACTATCCAAACTAATTTTACCACAGGTGAAGTTGATCCATTGTTGAAATCCAGGATTGATATTAACCAGTATTATAATGGTTTAGATAAAGCAAGGAATGTTCTTGTCCAGCCTCAAGGTGGTTTAGAAAGACGACCAGGATTACAATACATAGATGAGATACCAAGTGCCGCTAATCCGCAAAATGGTTCACGCCTTATAGCATTTGAGTTTTCTACTACACAAAGCTATATGTTATTGTTTGTTGATAATAGAATGTATGTCTATAAAGACAAAGCATTGGTAACAAACATCAATGGTAGTGGTAATGATTATCTTACAACAACAATAGGTTCTGCTGTATTATCGACTATGGACTATGCACAGTCTGTAGATACACTAATATTAGTGCATGAAGATATGACACCATTCAAAGTTGTTAGAGGTGCATCACATAGCACATGGACTATCTCAGCTATTTCTTTTGATTTTGTTCCTAGCTATGCTTTTACCATTACTACTACTGCTGGTGCTCATAACCTCACACCGACTGCGGTTGATGGTAATGTTACTTTCTCAACCAGTGGTGGTTCTTTTAGTGCATCTAATGTTGGAGATTATATTGAAGCAACAGATGGTATTGGTAGAGCAAGGATTATTAAATATGTTTCTTCTAGTGAGGTAGATGCAGTAGTAGAGATACCATTCTTTGATGCAAACGCTATAGCCGCTGGTGATTGGTTCCTTGAGAGTGGATATGAAGATACTTGGTCAGCAACAAGAGGGTATCCAAGAACAGTTACATTCCACGAAGGTAGATTATATTTTGGTGGTACTAAGGAACGTCCGAACACATTGTTTGGTTCACGAGTCAATAGATTTTTTGACTTCAATCCAGGAAATGCCTTAGATGATGATGCAATAGAAGCAACATTAGATACAGGTAAAGCCAACCCAATCATAGGATTGTTTAGTGGTAGAGACTTACAAATCTTTACTAAGGGCGGTGAGTTCTTTGTACCTCAATCATCACTAGACCCTATCACTCCTAGTAACATTGTTATCAATGGTGCAACAAGAAGAGGTGCTAAGGAAGGTATTAAACCTCTAGGTGTTGAGAGTGGTACAATATTTATTCAAGCGGCTGGTAAAGCTATTAGAGAGTTTTTGTTTAGTGATGTAGAACTAAACTATGTATCAAACAACATATCATTATTATCATCACACCTATTACAATCACCAGTAGATATGGCACTAAGAAAAGCAACATCTACTACAGATGGGGATTTATTATTAGTAGTTAATAGCAATGGCACATTAGCCACTTATTCTATTCTCAAGACTCAAAACATTACAGCACCATCATTAGCCTCAACAGATGGTGAGTTTATTAATGCGGCTGTAGATGTAGAGACTATGTATTTTGTAGTTAAGAGAACAATAGATTCAACAGACGTATACTATATAGAAACATTTAATGATGATAACACTACGGATAGTGCTATACTACTATCAGGTGGGACATTACCTGGTACGACAGCGGTATCAGGATTGGATCACTTAGAAGGTGAAACAGTTAAGGTTATTGTAGATGATGCTATGCAATCAGATAAAACAGTATCAAGTGGTGCAATAACATTAGATGCAGTACCGACAACGTATGTTGAGATAGGTATTAACTATACACCTACTATAACAACATTACCAGTTGAGTTAAAATTACCAAGTGGTAATATAGTAGGACAGAAGAAAAGAATTGTTGAGGCAACTGCTAATTTGTATTTGTCTCAGAATCTTACCCTAGATGGTAAAGACTTTGCATTTACTGCGGCAAATTTCTTTACAGGGAAGAAGAGAAGGAAACCAATGTTGGGATATGATAGAGAAGGACAGATGACATTCTCACAATCACAACCATTGTTTTTCAATTTAATTGGAGTTGAATTTAAAGTGAGTGTAGGTCAATGAGTTTCTTTACTATTTTATCAGTAGCATCATCAATAGGTCAGGCTTTTATGAGCTACCAACAGGCGGCGGCTATGAGAGCTTACTACCAAGCACAAGCGGATGTATCAGGATTACAATACGCTCAGAAAAGAGCCGAGGCAAAAGAACAAGCCGCTAAAGTTTTAAAGCAGGTTAATAGAGATTTGGGGAGTGCTGTAGCACAAGCGGCGGCTGGCGGTATATTGTCAACAGAGGGTTCGGCGTTATTGCAGAACACTGTTTCTTTGTCTGAAGGAATAAAAGACTTTAACCTTGCCACATTTAATGCTGAAATCATAGACAATATAGGAGCTTTGGAGTATGCAAATTTAATGCAAACAGGGCAAACACAATTAACTGGTGGCATAATAGAAGCTTTATCAGGGTTTGGTACAAATCTCACAAGTATCCGTAAGAGTGGATTAACCAGCGGATACAATACAAACAAGGAAACGTAATATGCCTCCAAGAAGAACTACATACGAATCAGGAAGAGTAGGCATGGTCAACATTCCGAGTGTTGATTTTTCTCAGTATAAAGCACAAGCAAATCTTTTTTCTGACATTAACAAAAGACTAGACACAGTTACAGCATACGCTATTGAAAGAGGAGCAGAAGAAGCACAATCTAGGGCGGCTAGCAATTTCCTAAAAGAATTTGAACAGAACCCTAACTATGTTGAGGATTTTTTAAAGGCTAATGACCAGGAAAGAGAGCGGATATTAACCTCTGATGATGATACCCTATATGGTCAAAAAACAAGACAGCTAGGACTTGATGTCATTGAAAACTCTTTAACCAATGATGCAATCAGCTCAATGAAAATTAATAAGTCTTTGGCTTTGAATAGAAATGAAACTCCTGAAGAGTTCTTGCAATCGTTAGATGCGATTACAGAAGAAATGCTAGAACCTCTAGCGGTCTACCCAGAACGTTATTTGTCAGCGAGGAAATTACTTAAAGAACAGGCACAAGAATCTTATGCAGACTTCTTGCAGCAAACATTAGACAAACAACAAGCGGTAGCATTAGCCGCCTATACAGATGAAACTAAAAATGTCGCTCTCCCTATTCCAATAGAAGGAGATGTTTATGGTCCTAGGACACAGTATAAAGGTACTTATCTAGGAAAGGGGTATTCGATTAATGCCAGTCAAGAAACTCTGGATAGAGCTATGGCAAATATTGATACCGCTTTTAATACTAGTGCCTCTAACATTTCTGTATCAATATCAAATTTAATAGATAAAAGCCCAAATAAATTTTCTAATAGAGCAATGCTCCTTGAGGCTATTAGAACAAGAAATGCTAATGGTAAATTGGACGAGTTAGTGGGAGCTATGACAAAAGGCAATACTTTGTATAATGAGAAAGATCTAAGCACCCTTTACAAATTTAGGAATATGCTAGAAAACTTTACTGAAGATGATATATCTACCCTTATTGATGAAAATATATTAGCTCAGTTCGAGCAAAACGACCAGGTAATAGAGATGCAAACAGACAATGACAACCGTATTACAACCAATGCGGTAGACAATTATGAAT